TCCGCTTCTCAGCATAGATCGTAATCGTTCCGGGTTGGGTCTGCTCCATTCTCTGAAGCGTCATCTCTGAATGATCGACGATCCACATAAACCGCGGCCAGTTTGCAAGATAAATCGGAGAAGCACCGATTGCAGGAGCATCCAAATAAGGATTAGCAATAACCGGCCAGCCCATAATGTTTACACCGGGGCCTTCGTCCTTTTCACCTGTCTCAACAAGTGCGTAAGAATTACCACCGTGAGCGTATTTCCTCAGCGTTGCAATAGCTGTCGGGTGCATCATCCACGCGGTTCCGGGCATTCTCCAAAACTGACCGGGGAGGGCACTAGCAACATCTACAAGGCTTTCCCACTCAATGCCGCCTGAATGCGTGTAACCCACTGTGTTAAGTGTGTGTATGCCCGCTGTAATGGCCGTTCCTGACGTTCCGTAAGCAGCGGATGATCCAGCAGTGCCCGCGTACATTTTCAAGCCTCTAAGACCGTTTGTAGCGCCTGTGGAGGTCGTTGTTGAGCCTGCCTGATCGTTATTGATTGCCATAGACGCAGCTTCAATTTGGCTGAATTCCATTGCAAGATCTTCGACAAGCGCAGCGTCTAATCCGTTGATGTCATCCATCGCCGCTGCCCTGATTGGCATCTGAGCGGAAATAACACGCATCGGAAGCTGCCAAATACTGGTGGCGATGTTGGGTGAGCCTGAGTTCGCGTTAACCGTGTAGCCCCACGGGTTGGTGGAGTTAGCAGCGTTACCCGTCTTAACGACAAACTGAATATCCGAGTCTGCCGTCATTGTTTGATTTGCATAAACTCGAAATGGGTTCCAGTAACGAAGCGATGCAAAAACATCCTCGTTATATACGCGACCGCCAACCCCGCTGCCTGAGCCGGTTAAAGCTGAGGCTTCCGCGAGGTTGACAGCGCTTTTGCCCTCGTGGAGAGCCTTTTTCAAGCCTTCCAAAATAACCTGTTTCATAGTCTCTCCAAAAGGGAGAGGGCTTGCGCCCTCTTTGATCAAGCAGCCGTACCGGTCGAGCGATAACGCACACCGGCGTTAGGATCGCGCACCGAAGTAGCTGCACGAGTCTCGCCATAGAATGTTATAGATCCCGGAACTGTCTGGTCGTATCTCCTTAGAACCATCGAGAGACGCATAACGATGGTGTGGAACTGCTGCCAGTCGCCGAAATACATCGGATAGTAGCTGGTCGTTCCTGCTGCGCCGGTGGTGGGCTGGCTGGGGTTATCAAGGTACTTGTTGACTGCAACCTTGAAGCCGAGCAACTCACCAACGATGCCATCAGTGCGCGACAGACCGTCGATGTAGATCGGACGCTTTTGATCGTCCACAAGACCGCGGATGCCCTGAAGCAGGATCGGGTTAATCATAAACGCGGCGCTGGGAGTCCAATACTGCTGTGGCAGGCTGTAGATGAAGTTAACAACATCTTTGTAAACGATATTGTTAGCAGCAACCGTGTTAGCGTTCGTGGTCAACTGATCGTAGGTAGCAAGGTTATGCAAACCGTTGGTGGTTGCAGTTCCCGAAGTACCGAACGAAGCTGTCGAGCAAGAGCCACCCGTGTAGGTTGCATTAGCGCCAGCGTATTGATCTAAACCGCGCAGACCATCAGCGCCGCCCGTCGTTACAGAGGTTCCGGTTCCCGACTGATCGTTGTTCTGGATCATCGAGGTCGCCATTGCTTGCTGAAACTCCATCAGCATGTCGTCAACAACGTTAGCCTCAAGGCCGTCGATGTCATCAAGCGCTGCGGTACGGATGGGGAACTGAGCGTTCAAGTCCTTAAGGATCACCTGCCAAATGCTTGTGGCTTCAGTCGTGGGTGCGCCGTTATTCTGAACGGTGTAGCCCCACTGAGCGCCTGCATTGCCGGTTTTGACTCTAAATTGATATGCGGAACCGTCAGTTGCAACGATGCGCGACAGATCCATCAAGGGATTTCCGAGACGCTTTGCAGCGAACACGGGATCGTAAGCTGTACGGCCACCAACGTCGTAACCCGAACCCGTAAGAGCCGAGGCTTCCTTGATGTACGCTTCGCACTGATCGACAGATTCAAAGATCTTGACTTCGCGCTCAATGTTGTTACCGGCCTTCATGTACTCCTTAAGAACGTCTTTAAAGCGACGATTCGCTTCGCCACGAACGGTCTTGTGAATAGGACGGATGATCGAAGGAGCGGCAACTTTTGCCTCTAAAGCGGCAATCTTTGCCTCTGTTTCAGTCTTAAGCGACTCGACAGCCTCAGCAACTTTTGCTTCGACAGCCTGTGCGGTTTCTGCAAGTTTTGCAGCGCTAGATGCTTCGATTGCATCCAGTTTTTCAATGACTTTTTCCAACATTTTAAAATCTCCTAACGGGTTGAAATAGCTTTGAGCAACTCGCGGTATTCGAGCGCTTTCAGCAACTCCGCCGCATCAGACTCACTCTGAGTGGCAGTTTGTTGATCGCCCACAGCATCACGCTGTTCCAAAATGGCTTTCAACACACCGGACGCGGCGGTCGCATCCCGGCGAGACAGCCCTGCATCACGCAAAGCCTTCTCAATCGTTCTCGGATTGGGTTTCGTTCCCATCCAATACTCAAGTCTACTAATTTCAGCCTTCGGGTTATTCGGCTGCATCACAATGGAAACCTCGGCCAGACCACCTTTGACGATCTGAAAGAACATGTCTGGATCGTCTGTAGGCTCACCATTCTCATCAACCATTTGATACTCATCGGCATACGCACCAACAGAAACGCCACCAACCATCCGGGGCGATTCCTTCATAATCGTATAAAGATCAGAACCGGAAGTGGTGTTCAGGAAGATCTTTCCTGTGCCGGTCATACCTTCGTCCGTAATATCGAATTTCGACCACTCGCCGACAGGCATCATGTCTGAAGAGTGTTGAAAATACATAGGAAGCGGCCTTCCTGCTTCCATCCACATTTCGTGCCACGCCTCGAAAGCCTCTGGCGTATAAAAGAACCGTCGACCGTCAGCGCCTTCTCTTGCGCCCCATGTCGTAAGTGTGGCTTCGATTTCACCCGTGGGCTCGCCCGTTGCCTCGTCGGCTTTCCTGCCTAACTCGACTTTGGCTTCGTAGAAAAAAGTGATGTTCTTAGCCATTGATAAGTTCCTTTTTTACCATTCCGTCGACTAACTTAGGCTTTGGCTTTCTCTTGTCCGCCGCGGCCTTGAGTTTCTCTAACAGTTCCTTAAGCATTTCCGGCTCTGCCTGTTTTACCGACCACCTTAAGGTTTCCACCACCGCCAGTGTCTTGCGGAGAGCTACCGGGAATAGCGCTATCGCCACCAGCGGCAAGCAACAGATCATCAGCGCCATCGAGAGAGTTAAGTCCCAGATATTCACGCGCTTCATTCTGCGTAAGAATCCCATTTTTAACCCCTGCCACCACATAATTCATCTGATCTAATGGTGCGCCCTTTAAAAAATCCTGTGTCTGAAACTGAACGTGTAAATTTGGATAGCCCTTTAACAGCGACAATTTTAACCGCTGCTCAACGTTCGTAATGAACGGCATCATCGTGCTCTTGTAGAACTCGTCCAGCATCGTTTGAGTATTGTTGTACTTCGACTCACCGACTCCGATCATCGCGGGAGGCACACCAAACAATCCACAGATACGCGTCATCGTTTGTTTCTTAAGCTCTCTTGCATCCACATCCTGAAGCGTCAAAGGCTTGATGGCTTCGTAGGTCATGCCCTGATCCAACAACATAGACTGCCCCGGCTTACTCTGATCCGAAGGCTGACTGTTAAGCATGTTCGTCCACGCTTCTTTAAGACGGGATGCAATCTCTTTGAACTTTGAGTCAGGGATGACTTGCTCAGTACGGAACAAACCAGAGGGTTTTGCACCGTTAAGCATAATAAAGTTGGAATAGAGGTCGATGTCCTGATCTAAGGAGACCAACTCGACAGCTTGCAAGCGGTTAAACGAACTGGAACCCTGCCACGGCTCAGACTTCGTGTGCATGACTTGAAAGTATTTGAGCGGCTCGTCCTTGTTAAAGCCGTAAGAAGAACTGGTAAGCGTGTAAAACGGATAACGCGTCTCTGAGATCCTCGGCACGATCAGCGTCGAGTCTAAGACGTACATTTCAAGCGGGATCTGCGTCGGTTCTTGCGCGTCTTTTCTCCAGAGTAATACGAAAGTCTCGCCGGCCAGCTCATGCCACATTGTGAACTGGTACCAAAACTCGTATTGGCTTTGGAAGTTATTAGGATTTGCAAGAAGATTAAGAACGCTTGCTGCTCGGCTCTTTTCGCGCTCAGGAACGCTAGGATCGGTCTGTGTGTCCACAAACGTGCCATCCGCTTGCTTAGACATGATTTTGACGGGTAATTGAGCAAGAGAACGTGCTTTTGCCCCTACGCAAGCCATCACAGTCGAGTTTCTAGCAAGTGTCGTTATATCGACAGTTCGCCCTGCTTCATTAACCGCAGATGTCGTAACGTACAGTAATTGGTTAGATCCGTAGCCCTGCCCCTTACCGCGGAGCATGACGTTGTTTCCGAGGACGCTATTTCCGAATAAAGAGTTACTTTCGGCCTTTGTTTTACGCTTAAATACGTCGAATAAGCCCATTTTTACCCCTAAAAGACTCTGAATCCGTACGATTCAGACGGCATCGGGTTGTCCAGACTACAGTGCATCGCAATGATTAAGGCAATAATCCCGTCGACCTTAGCGTGACGGTCCACACCGGCTTTCTTGACTTTGATGTTGCCTTGAACGTCTGTGAACACTTCGCAATTCCCCAACTGATGTCCTAAGAATGGGTTTCCGTCGTGTCTGATTTTGTGGCTTAGAATAAGTCGCTCGACATGCTTAGACGGGTTAGAAAGCACCGCCATGCCTTGACCGACTTTCTTAACTGGCATTCCGACTTCGTACAGCCTTGCTACTAGAGCGGCAGCATTATAAGCGTCGTAGCCTACTTCTTTTATGTCGTATTTCTGGCTTTGCCCAATAATATACGCTGAAATCTCTCTATCGTCCATCACGTTACCTTCCGTGATGTGCAAGATTCCCGAATTGATCGCTTGTCTGAAAATGTCTTGATAGTGAGTGGGTAGTAACTCAAAGCCATCTTCGGGAAGAAAGAACTTCCATTCGGCTTCGTAATCATCCTCGGCAAATCGCTTTAACGTACAAACCGCATTGAGATCTCGTGTTGCTGCTAGGTCAAAACCTATAAATACCGCTTCAGGTTCTCTTTCTGTCAGCCCTACGGATTCATCCCAATGTGTGCGGTCAACCCACGCGGTTTCGGCCGAGACATAAACGTTAAGCGTCTTACATAAGAATTCATTCAGTGCAGCGGGCTTAATCTTCGCCTCTTCACATCGCGCAACAATTGCATCATGCGAAACCGAGATATTGTGCATCGGATTAGCTTTTGCCCACGTCTTTTCGTCTCTCCAATCGTCTCCAGCATCCAAAGAGTAAAGAAGGCCAAACCACCTCGGGTTATCAGGTACATCCTGATGAAGGATATGCTCCATCACCTGAAAGTCCTCAAAGAACTTTGTGTCGCGAGTAAAAGAAGCGGTGGTTATGTATAACCGAAGAGGATTAAGCCGAGATACCATCCCTGAATGCAAGACCTCAATCGCATTCCTGTCGACAATCTGGCTCGCCTCGTCAATGATCGCGCACGAAGGGTTGAGCCCGTCTCCGGTCTTTTTAGTGTCTCTGGAGAGAGCTTTCATCATGCTTTGAGAGTCGCCGTTCTTCACAATCGTGAACTTGCCGAGAATAAAGAGCCTCGAGATCTCTTGCGGCAACGTTTCGACGAAACCCTTAGCCGTCGTGAACACGATTGACGCTTGATCTCTGTTGGTAGCGAGCGTGTAGACCTCTGCGCCTGCTTCCCCGAAGGCTAGCTCGTAAAGAGCGATAAGAGCCGTCAGCGTCGATTTACCAGCCTTTCTGGGGATGTAGACAATGACATCCTGCACCATCCGTTTACGGCGGTCTTTCTTGTGTCTAAAGCCGTAGATCGCGCAGGCAATAAGGATCTGGAAAGGCTCAAGGCTTACAGGATAGCCAGCCCACTGTCCCTTTACATGCTTACAAAGACCTGCGAACTGTAGGAAGTGATTGACAGGACTCGGATCAAAGACCCATTCCCACTCCTTGTTTTCTATGTGATTAAGAAACCGCTGGCAGGCTAGGCGAACATTCCGACAAGCGTCGATCTCGCCTTTTACGATGCCGACAGCGTAAGCAATACCATCTTCTATTCTCATGTTCCGAACTTAGGCCCCGCAAGGAATTCGCCCATCTTAGAGCCGTCCTCAAGTTTGTTTGCCGCCAATCGAGAGCGCGGAGTTAGTCCTAGTTCATTCATTAGCTTGATTGCGTTGTCCATCGCTTTGTTTGCAAGTGCAATATAGGGATTTGGTGCGTGCGTTTTTCCACCATTGATTTTGACTATAAGCGGATGTTTGGTTTGTTCTTTTCTTGCATCAATGTAAAGCTGAAGCTGATCTGCAAGCATCATCAGCGTGTGCCTGTCCTGATCCGAGCCGATACCGTATACATCAAACAGATAATCGGCTGTTTCTTTCACGAATCTTTCGCGGCTAAACAACGTCGGATCGTCTGCCCATTCAGCAAATGGAACGCGCACCTTTACTTTTTCAGGCAGCGGCGAGCCCATATTCATGCCTTTAGTACCTCGGACAAGATGCACTTCTGGCGGCAATTTGTTTTTAATCATGCTGACACCATTGGTTTCTTTTTGACTGATTCGCTAACAATCATAGGAACGGCGTTTTTCCACGAGATCTTATGATGTATGCGTCGATCGGTTTGTCCCATATCCATCACCTTTACACATGATGGCGCATACATTACCGAATAAAACGACTTGACGTAAGTGCCCAAATCCAAATACATCTCGGTTAGACCTCCCGCGTTTTGCTGTGTAGGCTTTTGCTCTAGTCTAAGTCTAGGAATAGTTATGAAGAGATAACCTCTTTTCCCGCGCTCGAGGTAGGTGTTTACATCATCATTCATACGACCTATAAATTTGATGGGTCTATCGACTGCAAAAAGAAAGGAATTCATGATCTTTCGTGAAAACTCGCCTCTTTGAATTTTTTTGCCAAAAAGACTGCCTTCGCCGCCAATAAAATCGCCCCCCTGAGCAAAAGCGACGCAATGTGCTTTAGCGTCCTCTAAGAAGTCGATGACCGAATCAAGAATGGGATCAAGACTGCTAATTGTTTTATCTGATATGTATTGATTGTGATTGTTAGCTGCCCATCTAAAACTAGAGTAATCATCGTCGAGCTGCCAAAAGTGAGTGAGCTTTAGCTTTTTAGCTACAACGAAATTCCAGTTTCTCGCATATAACACCGAGTTGCGTTTTTTGAAGTTGTCTCCGCTGTCGGTAATTTTTGCCGCTTCTTCTTTGGGAAAAACAATTACTTGATCGCCGTACAAGTCCTTGTACTTACTTGCTTGCTTGTCTTGATCGTCGATGAGTAAGTAGATTTTGCCCGTGTAGCCCGCTTTGCGTAGCGTTTCGTATGTGTAAACTCTATCGGCTCGGCCGTGAGTAAGAATAAAAACTGCGAATTTTTTACTCTTCATCGGTTTCTCGTGTGTAGATTTCAGACAGAGACTGACTTAACTTTGCAAACCCGTTTTCAATCGCTTTGTCAAAGTCAATGATGACAAGAGCGCTGTCCTCCATAAGCCTTTGAGTAGCAGGCGAAGAATGCGCGTAATACTCGGCTATCTGCTGAAAATCAAACTGAAAGTGTCTTGTGGCCGCATCAAGTAAAAACTGTCTTTCATCTTCAGGGATAACGGCTGCCTCAATCGAGGAAATAAGCTCTAGCGCTTTATCTTTCTTGTAAAGATCATGTATCGGCGGCTTTGGACCTTCTGGCGTATAGACAGGAGCGCTCACTTTGTCTGTGTATTTACTATCGTTTTGTTCGTCTTTATCTTCGTATGACTTAATTTCTTTTTCTTCAAAGCCTATCAACTCAAGGTCAAACCCTTCTAGCTGCAACTCTTCTAATTCAATCGCAAGTAGCTGATCGTCCCACGAGGCATTTAGAGCGATTTTGTTGTCAGCAATAATCAAGGCTTTCTTTTGCGTCTCTGACAAATGCGACAGCTCAATCACAGGAACTTCGGTCATTTCTAGTTTGCGCGCCGCAGCAAGGCGACCATGACCTGCAATGATTCCGTTGTCGCCATCGACCAAAATTGGATTGGTCCAACCGAACTCTTTTATCGACGCAGCGATCTGCGCGACTTGCTCATCTGAATGCACACGCGAATTTTTTGCGTAAGGGATCAACCTTTCAACGCTTGTGTTTTGAACCTTCATAAAAGCCTTTCATAGTTTTTTGCTATCGGTTTTTTTACGCCACCCCCCTGTAAAGTGACTCTACAGAAAATTCAGGGCGGCGGCTTGCGTGGCATCCTGCGTAAAATTTTAAGTTATTTAGGTTTTCGCTTGCGAGTCATAGATTTTCCCTATGACGTAATCGTGAATGACGCCTCGTTTTTCTAGTCCTGTTTTGATTGAGTGACACTTGTGGCACAGGCTTTGAAAGCGGTTATTCATCCATTTGTTGCGATCCATCTTGTGCGGGAATACATGATCGACATGATGTGCAGGTGCAACAATTCCTAATGATTGGCATCTGGCGCACAAAGGATTCTTTGATAGATGTATCTGTCTAAATTGTCGCCACTGCTTTGTTTGATACATCGCGTTGAATGCTTTGCGTTCTTCAGTGGGAAGCGCCGCGTACTTAAGCGCTTTAGCGCCTCCGTGATCGACGCAATAAAAAGATCTGTCTACTTTAGGATTACCGCAGCCTAACTCTCGACACAGTGTTTGTTTGGGTACGCGTGGCATCTTCTTTATATCCTGATGCGTATGCTGCTCTTGCTACAGACTGAGCTTTTTGTAGGGTGGGGAATGGTCCCTTGCTTCCCCAGTACCATCCTTTTGTTGTCTTTTTGTAGGGCATTACTTCAAGAATCTAAGTTTGTAGAGTGTTGACTGCATGAGCGCAACGATCTCGTCGACACTGTTCTGAATGGCTGAGTCATCACCCATCGAGCTTCTATAGACCCTTACATACTCAAGCATGTACTCTAATTCAGCTATTGCTGTTTGCTCTGGTGCTCTGTACTCGACAGGGTAATTAAGGATCTTAGCCTCTAACCCTTGATACTGTTCCACCACTGCATCTACTAAGTCACCCAGATCATCGTAGTAAGATCCTAATGCCTTGTGCTCGGCATACGACTTAGACTGTAGATGAAGAATGTGTGCGTTGGTGACACCGTGAAGCAAGCACATAATGAACTCGCCCGGACTTTTAGCCGGACGTT